TTGATTCTAGCTACTTTTTTATCGTGCATTCTTTTTTCCATTGCCATTTCTTCTTCAGTAAATATTTCTTTAACGATTGTGTAATAACCTTCATGATATTCACATAATAGCCACTTTTGAGTGTATTCATTAGTATTTGATAATTTGCAATGTATTCTTTCTTGGCTTTCAAAGTTCCAATGATCGCTTAATCTTAATGATCCTTCAGGTTTATATCCCCATTCAACTTCATCGGTATTGTAGAAGCTATTGCTATATGGGCTTTGATTAAATAAATTGTATTCCTTACAAATCTTTCTTAATTTTTTTTCTAATCTCTTGCTTGTCATTACTGGGATTTCAACATTTGCCATCTTTTTCATTTCTTTATACCTCTTATCTTTACACCTATATATTACCATAAGTGCGCACTCATTGCAATAGGTTTATTAAAAAAATTTAATAAAATTATAAAAATTGCATAAAAAAAGAGCTATGAGCATTTAACCCATAGCTTTTTTATTGCTCGTTTTATCGCTTGTTTTTCATCATATCATTAACTAATTTTTGAATTTCTTCATAATCATATCCAGCACTGATTAATTTATTTTTTCTTACTGGCATATTGCCCCATTTGCCCTCAATTACTTCTTTCGCAATATCTTCATTAGTTTTAACTTTTGCATTTAATAATTCATTTACTTTTGCTTGCACTTTTTCATAATCATATCCATTTGCTTCTAGTGCTTGCTTTCTACTTTCACCATTACCCCATGCACCTAATATTACTTGCCTAGCTACTTCAGTTAAATCTGTTGATTGATATCCATTATAGCCTTGTTTAATAATTGATGGATAATCGATATAGCAATAGTCCTGATCGCATACATAACCAGCTATTTTATTGCTTCTAATTAAGTTTACTTCACCACCAAATTGCCACATACCATAATCACGCTTGTAATCGCATTTAGTATTATATTGTGCAATCCACTTGCAATATGGCTCTAACCTGTCTAGATCCATGCTATAAAATCCACTTAAATATGAATAAACTCCAACATAATATCCATTGTTTTGCATTTCTTCGCAAAAAGATACAATCATATCCGTTACTGTTTTCTTACCTAGTCCAAGCTGTGACTTTCTTTCAAAATCATAATAAATAGGATATTCAAATTTTAATCCATTTAATCTATTAGCTAAATATTTTGCTTCATGTTTAGCTCCCTCAATGCTCATAGCAGTGCTAAATAAATAAGCTCCAACTGGTATATTCCTTTTTTTACATTCATCATAAAAAGTCTTAAATTGATAATCTTCTCTCGTTCCATATGAAGCCCTTATTATAATATACTCAACTCCCTCGGCTAGTATTTCATCAAAATTAATACCTTTTTGATGTTCTGATATATCAATACCAAATTTCATAAAATCACTCCTTTATAAAAAATAAGCCTAGCATTTAAGCTAGGCTATTTCATTTTAAAATTAGATATTGTTGTATCTCTTCTTTTACTTTTTTCATAGCATCAACATCATTACCATCAATGCTATGTGCTAAAAGTGCAAATAAAGCTTGCATAACTAATCTATCTTGCTCTTCCAGTGCATCCAATCGCCTGTTATCTTTTTCTAGCAATTCAGCATGTTTTTTTAATATTTCACTATGCTCTTTGATTAAATCATTTTGAATATCATTAGGCTTTTTAGCCCATTTAAACAACTTGATCAGATAGGCTAAACCACCACCAATGCAAGCTATCGCACCAAAAAAAGCTAATACATCTTGAAGTGATATTGTCATAATATCACCTCGATTCTATTCATTTGAATTGTCAAGTTCGGGTAATCCAGCCACGCTAGTTAATAATGATAAAATACCACTTAATAAACTAGCACTTAAAACCATAAACCAATTAACTTCACCAATTACAGTGCTTGTTCCAATTGTAGCAACTGCAGTTTGTGCTACTGTTTTGATTGCTCTTACACCAGCACATTTAATCCATTGCTTAAAATCATATTTCATTTTTTATTCTCCTTTTATGATTTTATTAAAATCTTCATTGTATTTTTGATTTAATTCAATCAATTTGTTTATTTTATCTTCAGTTAATTCTTCTTTTTTAGGCTCTTCAACAGTAGCAGTTAAACTCTTTTTATAAAAAGTTAATACATTTGCAATTGCTCTTCCTGTATATTGCTTTTTAGCACCACAAACGATTAATTGACTACTGCCCCCACCATCGCATTCATAAATTCCAACTGCTCCATATGCTTTTGCAAAATCTCTACACTGTAAGCTGGTTAAATTAGCACCAGTAACCATGAATGCATATTTACCATCGCCCATGTATAAAAGCATAGAATTGTTTGTTTTAGTAGCTAATGATTGATTAGCTGATGTACTTCTTAATTCTAAATCTTGATTTTCATGCCTTAAAATCGCACATGGTGAAAATGCAAGCGTTACATCGGATTTATCTAACCAATAATCATTTGATAAATTATAATGTGGAATGTTATTTTCATCAATATGTACAACATACCATCCACTTTGTTTTGGTGCTAAATTTGCAGTGAATCCTTGTTCAACACCATAATGTTGACCATTTCCCATGTCAAAAAAATTGCAGTTCATTTTAGCAAAATGGAAAAAATCATTGTCGATTTTATCAATAGTTTGCCTAGCTTGCCATTCTTCTTTTCCTGTTTGTACTGCTGACATTAAACCAATTAATTCATCTTTAGTTTGTTTGTAAACTAACACTTTACTACCAAGCCATGATAATTCTTGGTAGCCTTCAATAAATTGTGCCATGTTATTTCCTTTCTATCTTTTCAATCAAAAATAAAATAGCTATAAAAGCTATAAATATTAATATTACTAAACCATGCATATTATTAATGTGATGATAGGTAACTATTAACATCATTTAATGTTTTTCCTAAAACAATATTTTTTAAAATTGTAGCTGAAGAACCAATATGCACGCTATGTATATATATCGTAAATGTATCGCCACTTAATGCACATGTTAAATTACCCGTTGATTTTTTTGATGTGATTGTTGTGCCACTAGAATTTTTAATTGTAATTGTAGCTTGGCTATTATAGTCGGGTAATTGGCTTATATTTAAACCTAAATAGCCATATCCTAGTGTTGGCAATTTTAAATTTGTTGTATTTAAGTTATTTTGGTTTGAGTCTTGTGATAATGAAAACTGACTCATTAACAAATTTGTACTTGGGTAATAAGATGTTAATGTACCCGTTTGTTTCGTTCCACTATTTGAGTAAAATGTCTTACCACTTACTACATCACTAGCACTAGCAGTGCCACTTAAGGTTGGTCCACTTACTTTACCACTTCCATTATGATAACCAGCTTGTATAGTATAGCTACCACCAACGGCTACGCTTGCACTTACGGCACCTCGATTTGTCATAGTTCCAGTTACTTTTGTTTTAGCATCGGTATTATAAAATGTTTTAGCACTTAAAACATTGCTTGCTGATGCATCACCACTTAACGCAAGTGTACCCGTTTGTATTTCCATTGCATCGGTATTATAAAATGTTTTACCTTTCAATACATCGCCAACGGTTGCATTGCCCTCTAATATAGCACCACTTGTATGTAAATTACATTTGCCCATATTATCCCACCTTTACCAATAAAGTTAGACTTGTTGTTGTTGCACTTGATGCAATAAATTTAATACTTCCATTACTTGCTTCAGCATCAACGATTTTTGCAAATTCTTTTATTTGTGTTTTCATGTTGCTATATGTACCACTCTTATTTAGATAAATGTCGGGATAATCTTTTTCTTTTATCCAACTAACACTTACAGTTTGAGTATAATAGCCATTTGTACTATCTTGTGTCCATGTAGTTCCTAAAGTAATTTTTTTTGGAATATGAGTTTCTTTTATTCTTTGAATCATATCAGTATTTGGTGATACTACTATTTCTAATAATCCATCTTCAAATACTGATAATACACGATATCCTAAATCATTTGTTGATTTAACTGCATAACCATTATCATCACTCATAACTCTATCGTTAGCTACGATAGTATTATCATTGGTTTTTACAAATGCTACACCTAAAATACTAACTACTACTTTACTTGTATCACTTTCAGCACCTTGAGTATAATTTCCTAAAAATCCTACATTCTCCATCTTATTAGATGTCCCTACAATTTGCGATGTTGAGTTAGCAATACCAATTTCTCGATTGTCACCAACGATAGTAACAAATCTATATAATCTATCTTCATTAGATGGATTACCATCATCCCATGTACCAACTTCACCATAGTCACTACCATCAGATACTGCTATACCACATAGAATCATTTCTTCATTCAATGGAATAGGATTAAATTTAGTAGCAAATATACTTTGCTCAATTTTAACCCATTCAAGCGTTACACTAGTTGTTGTACCATCTAATCTAAATATAACATTCTTGCATCCATTAGCTGAATAAATATCATACGTTCCAGCTTCGGTTACTTCTAACATATCAGTGTTAGTGCTTTCCATATATACACTTAAAGTTCCTGTTATTTGTGTAACTTTAAATGATAATGTAATATCGCCACTATACACTTTATCCAAATCTTGTGCAAAATAAGTCGCATTTGAGTTACTAGTTTTTGCAATGGTAATTGTACCATCACTATTTTTTGTAACTGTCATTAATCCAATATATTTCCACTTATCTAAACTATATGCCCATTGATTAGTATTTGGATATGTTGTTGTTCCTTTGGTATTTACTTGAAAATTGCCATTTGCTAATAGATTTGGATTTGATAAATTATTTTTTAAATCATCAATTGAATAAATAGCATCAAATAATTTAGTTATTGTTTCAACATTTAAACCATTTAAATAAATTGTATATAAAGGCAATTCATATACATAGCCACCATTATAAATATCTTCTTGTTTAAATGCTGGTATTCCTTGATCATTATCACCTTTAATTATTCGTAAATCATGTGTTTCATTTATGCCATCCGTTTCAAAATGTGCTACCAATAAATCATATCTAGTTGTATCAGATAATCCATTTTGAATAGTTAAACTTTCAGTGCCTACAATTCGCATGAATCTACCATGATTCAATAATAATCCATCTTTAATTTTGATTTCATTGTTAGATACTAATTCATAATCTAAACAACTACCATAATCATAAATGCCACTTTTTCCATAGATTGCATCATACATATATCCATGCAATTCAGCACTAACTTGTGCTTTATCTAAATTTATATTTTGTATCATATCTAATCACCTACCTTGTACGATATAGATACATTATCATTTTTAATTTTTAAAATCTTTTTTGTGATTGGTTGCTTAAAACTAACACCAGTGATTTGTTCTTTGGCACTTACTACATCGAAAAGATCAGCATTGTCAGCATCAAAGCTAATATCTAATTTGTCTGTGCCGTTTTCTTCTTCAACTTTTTTAATAGCACTTTCTTGTAGCTCGGTTAGATCATCTTTATTAACATCTTCATACTTATATGTTTTTCTATCCAACCCACTATAATACTCGGTTGTTGTCCATGTACCATTTGGTTGTAAATATAAGTTAGTTCTCAATCTATCTAATAATTCACCTTTACCTAAAGCCAATATATGATTATATGGCTTTTGTTTAGTCTCAACAACCATACCGATTTGATAGTTATTATCGTATTGAAGTTTATCGCTTAAATCATTTATTGCAACGGATTTTAAATGCACTTTGCCATCGGCTTGGTGTTTAATTTCTAGTTTAGCATTTGCAGTTTTTAAAGCCTTTTCTATTGCATCTAAAAGATTTAAATCACGCACTTTGTAATTAATATCAATACCACTTGTATCAATATCATCAACTACAAATAAATCATTAAATCTTCCTTTGATTAATTCATTAATACATGCATTCGCATCGCCTTTTAAAGTCAAATAAGCACTTCCATCAGATGGCTGGATGTATTCTTTTTCTAGCATCCCTCTAAAAGTTTTGCCGATAAAAGTAATTTGATCACTATCGGTATCTACTTTTTTACTTTCAATAATTCCACCAAATTCGCTATCTTCACAATAAATTAAAGAGCCATCATCAAATACACCATCATATTTGTTAATCGGTATTTTAATCTCAAAATCATTTGAAGCACTTTTATATTTACCTATCTCTAAATCAAGCTCAAAATCCTTTAAGAAGCCTAATTCCTTGTAATTTTTATCTGTATAGATTAAATCCATTTAGGCTCGCCCCTTTTTTCGATTAATACGATATCTACTTTAAATGCATCATTAGCACCAACTATCAAAGTACCATTATCTAATGGCTTAAATACATCATAGCTTTTATTTCTATCATTGAATAAATTAGTTTTATCTCCAACGCTTGAATATTTAAAAATACTCTTGTTTTCGGTATCAATCTCTAAATATTCGCCACTTTCTAGCGTTGTATTAACTTGATAGATATTATCGTTAATTGATACTAACGGATTAATACAATATCCATAAATCCTAATGATAGCATTTGATTGTACAAAGTTATCATTAAGAATATTTGCACTATTCATATTCGTATAAGTAAATGGATATGCGAAAGTATATAACAATGTATCGCTTTCGCCTTGCACTCCAAAGTTAATACTTTTAGTAGTTTGCTTTATCCAGAAAGGCTCATCGGTTGTAACTTCTAACTTGATATTTAACTCTCTATTACTGTATAAATAATTGCTTTTTGCTGATTTAGTAGCAAAGCAATAATATTTATAACCGTTGATTTCAAAATATCCTTTTTGTTGCGTTAAAACATCATAATCAAAATGCTCGTAAAATTGATTTTTGATTTGCTCGGCTTTTGCTTCATTGACATAAAATATAAAAGGGATAGATTTTTTTACTATCCCTTTATAAAAGCTCGTAATTTTATTATTGTTGGATGTATAGCTCCATTGGTAATCTCTTAAATCATTTTCATTTGCATATATATTTAATTGTAAGAAGTCTAATACTTCATTTTTTGAATTAACATGTTTAAAACTCTCAAGCATACTTTCTCACAATCCTTCCAACTTCTCTATTGTCTAATACAACGGCAAAATTACCATCGGTTAAAGCTTTAACAATTACTTCGTGTATTTTATCCTCATCGGTTAAAGTAGCTAATATACTCTTTAGTGTAGCTAATATATCGTTATTAGTACCATTATTAACTGCTTGACTAATCATACTCATTAAAGTATCAGCTCCACTAACTACCTCGGTTCCAGCTTCTCCACCACCTAGTAATTTATCGCCTTGAGCACCAAATATAGTTGCGCCATTTAAAATCATTGGATTATCCATGGCTTTTTTGTACCAATCGATACTAAAGTGAGGTGCACTAGGTGGCTTTAAACTCCACTCGCCACTAATTGATACATGTGGTAATTTTAATGGTGGCAAACTCCAAGAAAAGTTTGTAACTTTATCGACAATTTTATCGACTAGTTCAACAACTTTATCTTTAGCGTTAGTAATAGGTGTTATGATAGCATCTTTTATAGCGTTCCATATCTCTTGTACTTTAGCTTTAGCACTTTCAAACACTCCAATTACTTTATTATACATCTCATCTACTTTTTGAGCTAAAAAGTCTTTTATAGATTGCCATATAGTAGATATCAAAGTTTTTATTTGGTTAAATATAGCATCAATATCGCCTTTAAATACATTACCTAAAAAGGCTATGATCCATGACAAACATGGGTATAGTATAGTATTCCACGCCATCTGTATAAAATCAAAAGTCTCTTTAACTTTATCGCTAAATTTTTGAAATACAAATTGCACAATAGGTAATAAGTAAGTTTGTAATACTGATACAATTATATCAATTACTGGTTTAAATATATTTGTATAAACTTGGCTAATTAATGTAAATGCATCGCTTACTACTTGAGCAACGATAGGGAAAACATAATTAAATATATCGCCCACTGTATTAACGGCTATCACTATATAATCAAATACAACGCTACCAATACTAGCCCATATATCAAATAGAGCTTGCATTATTACACTAAAGCTCTCTTGTATAGATGGGAAAACTAAATCCCATGTAGCTTTAACGGTTTGCACCATACTCGATATTGTTTGAAATATAGGTATACCATAAGTTTGCCATAATTCGTTTAAAGTTTGTACAATTATACTATTTTCATTTAAACTAGCTTTAAAATTGTTAAATGAGCTTATACAGTTATCAACAAAAGGGATGATATAATCAGCTAATAATGTAGCTAATGATGCTAATGTTTGATAATATGCCGTTTGTACTGGTATTAAACGCTCACCAATTACCTCTTGGATATCACCTAGAGTATTCTTAGCTTGTTGCATTTTCCCATCATCAGTTTGAGCCATTACCTCATTCATATTACCTACATTTTGCGTTATGATCTCGGCTAATACGCTCGCTCGCTCTTGCTCGGTGCCATACTTTAACATTTTTTCTTGTGCCTGATCAAAGGTAATACCAACTCTTGTTAAAGCACTTGTTTGCCCTTGCATTACTTTACCAACCATGTTGCCTATACTAACCATATTTTGACTAGTAACATTAACACCATTTTGTTGCACGGCTAAATTTGCCATAGCTGGCATCAATGTTTTTAAAGCCTCATCGGTATTTAAAAAAGTAGCTAATTGTTGAGCACCAGCTAATTGCACCTCATCGCCTACTACACCTACATTTTGTAGAGCACTAGCGTAATCTTTAACCGATTGGATACTCTCATCAGTTGCCCCCATTCGTTGCCTCATAACTGTCTCTAATTTAGTCTCGGCTTCGGTTTGTATTTTATAAGCATCAATACAAGCACTTGAAAACTCCATGATTTTTTGCACGCTAAAAGCTGTAACTAATATACCACCTAGCTTTTTAAATGCCGTTCCTAGCTTGTCGCTTGTTGATTGCCCTTGTTTTTCAGTTGCTGATAGGGATTTATTGGCTTTATCGTTGTCTATTAAGATAGTACCAAAAAGTTTAAAAAGCTCCATAATTAACCCCCATATTTATTTAATATATCTTCTTTTTCTTCTTTAGTTGATGGCTTATAAGGTATGTGCTTTTTGTAATAGTCATCAAAGCTCATTTCATATCTAGCTTGGTCGTGTAACCATTTTTCGTACATTTGCTCTTTTTGCGATGCTTCTATCGCTTTCAATATGATTAATAAACCATCATCGGCTTGTAAATTAAAAAGGTACTCAATATTTGAGTACCTCTTAAAAAGCAAATCAACTAAATCAAGCAAGCCTACTTGTTTAGTTGTTTCATAAAAGTTAGTAATGTTGATAAATTCCAACATTCTAAAAAGCTATTGATTAATTTCTCGATTTCCATTTCTCCAACTTCTTCTGTTTTCATCTCAAATGGTTTAGCTAATACATCATAGATTTTATTTTCCATCTCTTTGGTAGTAGCTTTTGCTAATACATCAATAAAAAAATCAAAGCCGATACGCTCTAAATCTTCCTTGCCTTGTTGAGCCTTAAACAAATCTTCTTTTAAGCCTAAATCGTTAATCAATCTAGCCATATTAAATAAATCTTTTGTATTTGCTTTTCTCATAATATACCTCACTTATTTATTTCTAATTATCCTTTAGTAGTTTTATATTCTACTTTCCAACCCTCATCTAGATCATCAGCTTGTTCATCGTAAGTACCAGTATAAGTAACTTTATCGATGATTTCATCTTTATCCTTTAAATCCCATTCGATATTTTCAAGGTTGATAGCTCTTTCTACTGTAATAGTTAGCTCTCTACCATCTTTAGTTTCACCAATGAAAGCAACTGTATGGTAATCTTTTTCATCATCGATTTTGCCATTGCCTTTGATTGTTGTGTAACCACTCTTTGTAGTAGTATCACTAGTAATGCCAGTATGTAAATCAGCTAAAGCCGTTAATACTTCTAAATGGTTTAAAGCTAGCTTTGGTGTAGCTCCATCTTTTGAAACTCTGCCTTTTACATAACCTCTATCACCATCGGCACTGATTGGGCGGTATTCATACTCAACGCTAAAAGTACCACCATCTCTAGTTAAGCCGATTAAAGTATCATCAATTTTAAACACACCTCTACCAAGTGCGATATTAGTTGGTGTTGCACCTTTCATAAATTAATCTCCTTTTTTAATAAGTTCTTACTTCATATGTAAGTGTTCTTCTTGATATATTCTTTTCATCTTGATTATAACGATTAGTTAGTATAAAAGTAGCCCATCCCTCTTTGGATTGATAGTTTAATTTTTCTTCTAGATCATCGGCTATTACATCTACTCTAGTAAATGATTTACACCATATATCGATATCGATAATATAAATCCGTTCATCTTCGCCTAGCTGATTACTAATTATTTGATAGTTTATTTTGTAATCATTACCATCGAAATTACCAGTATTATCTCCAAAAAATGCATTATATTCTTTAAAGATATTAGCTAATAGCTTTCTAAATTCAATATTAGTCATCGCTCTCGTAATCACTCTCACTCAATCCATTTAATGATGGTCTTTCTTTATTAAGTTCGCTCAAGTATTGCCCCTCTATTTCTTTAATTTTGTCGATGTTATCATATACAGTATTACGCAATATATCTAGCTTTGGTGTTTTTTCGCTTCCTGTTTCAAAAAACATATTATAAAATCCTGCTTGTGAGCCTTTATTTTTACCAAGCCCAATTTGTAAATCTATTTCCTTGCTTCTTGCCCAATATTGGCACATTCGGCCACCAAGCCCCTTATGCTTTTTAACTTGCTTATAAAAGTTTAAGTTATATTGATTTTTTAAGTATTTTCCAACATCTCTCAATGCACCTCTTGAAAGCTCCCTAATGGTATATTGTACGGCATCTACATTAGATGTAAATGTAATATTACCATCTTTAGATACTTTCGTTACGGATTTAGGTATTGGCATTTTCCAAGCCCCTTGTTAATGTTAGCTCTATGCTATCATCATCAACTTCGTAATCTCTAATAATCGTATAATCAATTAAATCATTAGTTATGCTATGTAAAACTCTAGCATACCTTTTACAATCTACATTTAATACATCTTTCATATAGCTGTAATACTCATATTTATTCATTTTTACAACTTTAGTTGGATTTAATCCCGTTTTCATTGCTTGATAAAATTCATTGTATTTGACCGATTTTTCTTCACAAAAGAAAGAAGTATCACTAAATACTAATGATCGCTCTTTCTCACCAAAATCATTAGCTTGTAATACTTCTTTTCCTAAATAAATTTGTGTAAACATTAGTATCTACTATCCAAACAAAGGCTTGTTTTTAATCCAACATAAACCTTTTGCCAATCGTTGCCTCTACCTTGATAATTTAGCATCCATTTACAATAGGCTATTGTTGTAGCTTGTATAGTTTGGTCGGTATCTACAATTTTACTTTTATCAATTCCACAATGTATTAAATCTTTTTTACATGCTTCAATATACATCAACAGCTCATCATCAAATAAGCTATTGTTGTATCTTAATGCTAGCTTTACAATATCTAGCATTTAATCAACCCCTCTCTAATTAAGAGCTTGCTTTAACTAATTTAGCAAATGCACTTTCAACGGCTGGCTTACCATCAAAGTTAGCAACTCCTAAATATTTATAAGAGTTTGTATCAATAGAGTAACCACTCTTAACTTGGATAGCTTCACTTAAATTAGCAACATATTTCTTCATATTGCCTAAAATAGCTTCATGTAATGCAACGCTATCTGTAATTTCTACTTGTGCACCTAAAACATAATATTGACCGTTAGCAACTGTAACAAGGTTGTGTTTTGCGTTGTCCATTAAAGGCATGAAGTCGCCAAATAATGTTGCTCTTGACATGTAGATTTTTGCATTTCTTTCTTTCATTAATCCAAACAACGCATATACATTTGCACTTGTTAATGTAGCACTTGATCCAACAGTTACGCTATTAGTAGTATTCCAAATAATCTTATTAATACCTTTAGGTTGAGCTGTTCCAGTACCGTTAAATACTAAATTTTCAACTTTCATTGCGATAGCTTCAACTAACATATCAATTAACCATGCTTCAAATGATGCAACGCTCATTGATTTAACGCTTGCACTAATTTGGATTAATTTAGTGATTTCATAAGTTGATAAAACTACTTCAACCGTTGCATCGCTTTCTGGTGTGATTGTACCATTTTCAGTATGAACACTAGCTTCAGCGTTAGCACCCTCAACAGCAAATTTAACTGCTCCATTTACATTTAATAAAGTAACATCATTTAAAATTGGTGCATAGTCTTTAACTTTCTTTAAGATTTCTTCTTGCATTGCTTGTGGTACGATAGCATCAGCTCCAGCTAAAGCAATTGCACTTCTTTCTTCAGCGTTTAAATCTTTGCCTTGTAAATTCTTTAAGAATGCACTTCTATATTCAGCACTTGATAAATAGTTTTCTTTGTTTAGTTCCATTTTTCTTTTCTCCTCTTTTGGTTTTTCAATTACATTAACGGCAACTTGTCCGTTTAAAATCTTGCTTCTTACTTCTTTAGCATCGTTTGCTTGCTTTCTTAATTCTTCTTTTCTAGCATTTAAAGCATCAACTTCGCTATTAAGTTCATCAAGATTTTCGGCTTTGTCTAAATCTAAAGCCCTAATTTCTTTTAGTCTACTTTCAATTAAATCGATTGTAGCTTCTTTAATTTCTTCTAGCTTCATTTTACTCTCCTAACTTTAATTTAAGTTTTAATATATTTTTAGTGCGTTCCTTGCGTTCCAAGGCAATTTGTTCAATCACTCCGTTGCACAAATTTCTAGCACTAATGCTAGTGTAATCATTAGCTGGGATGCTAACTGCTGATACATCATATAATTTACTAATATCGGTAATAGTTCTAACACATTTCTTTTTATTATTCTCGATATCTTCAACCGTTGTACGCTCATCGGCTTTAACAATAAAGCTAAAGCTCATTTTGTCAGTGTAGCCCCCTTTGATTTCTTCATAAAGTTTTCTACCCTCTTCTGTACCACCTAAATCAGCTCTAATAAATAAGCCCTTTTCATCGATACTTAATTCTAGTGTTTTATTTCTAGTTCTTGCGAATACTCTACCTTGATGATCGTATTGAAATATAACATCTTTCATATCGCAATTATTAAAAGCTAATGGGCTAATTCGTTCGCTAATAGTTAAATCGCCATCTTCGTATAATACATATTCATCATTAAAAGTTGATGCGTAACCTTCTACAATATACTTTTCTTTTTCAGTCGCTCTTGCTTCTAATGTTAAACTTCTATACTCTCTATTTGGTTTTAAACTTTTTTCTTCCATATTTTTACCCTCATATTTATCAAACCATTCATTTATTTTCTTTTTCCATCCATCTTTATCTTTTCGCTCATCATCTTTTTCCAATCGCTCTAAACATTCCTCTTTGGTTGCTTCCATTTTGATATATTCAACATCACAATCTTTGATATATTCTTTAAAGCTATCAGTTAAAAAAGTAACGATAAAATAGCAATTACCTTTTCTCTCTTTTTCATATTTAATTCGATTGATAATTGCTAATCTAAAATCTATAACAAAATCATGTGTAACTTCATTATTAGCTTTATGATCGCCACTATATTGCAACGCTCGGCTTAACTGATCATAATCATAAGCTATATCATTTGCTTTAATATGCTTCTTAACATAAGTAGTTTTGCCACTGCAAGGTGCTCCATGAATTACTTTAACTTTCATTTGTTGGCACCTCTATTTGTTCAACATTATCATCAAGTTTACTTATTTCGGCATATTCCTTACGAATATAATGTTTTTCTCCACCATCATAATGTGGTAAATTCCACACATCGCAAACATCGTTGCCATTAATGATACCTCTATCAAACATTTGGCTACTAAAAGCTAACTTGCTTTCATTGCTCATATATTGCAATCTATTAGTAGTCATATAAACGCAATTACCATTCATGATTTGGTTTTCTGTATAAAATATTTTTGTAAGAGCTTCAGCAATCTTTAAAAGCAAAGGCTCAATAACTCCCTCATAATATGAGTTCCATTCATAATCGTTTGTAAATTTGTGTTGTATCACATTTGTTGATACTCCAAAGTAATTTTTAAGATTATCATCAATTAATTTTTGTTGTGTCTCATCCAAATAAATTGCTTTTGCTTCTACTTGTTTTATATCTTTATAACGGCTATCAAAAATCATCATTCCACCGTTAGAGCTAGTTAAATTAGTTTGAGTAAAGAGCTTTCTTTCTTCTTCAAAATCCTCTTTACTAATTAATTGCTCGTTTAGTTGTCCCATAAATCTAACAACACCATTTTGCTTCAAAATATTTTGGCTTGCTTCATTTTGAGCATGGATAATTTCTAAAGTTTGATTGATTGCTCCGTTGGTATCACCATATAAATCATTTTTGTATTGCATTCTTCTACAATGCCCAACTTTAGAATATTCGATAATTCCCTTTTGGCCATTTGTAAAAGTATATTGCAAATATAGCTTGCCTTTATATTCCAAAGCTTCTACTTGTGAGTATGTGATTGGGAATACTCCAGTAACTCTATCAAACTCATCTAATATAGGTATGATAAATAAGTTATTATCGCAAAGCAAACTTGTAACACAACGCTCTAAAAATGCACTTGTACTCATCCATTCGTTAGGTTGATGTTGTAAGATATACTCAATCTTTTTATTGTGCATCGTAATTGTAGGAATAGCCTTACCACAATCAGTAGCGATTGTATTTATGATTGCTTTCGTTTGCATCATCTCATACAAGCCACCATTGTAGCTGGTGTAAACTGGTGTATATCCATCTAGTAATTTAAAATACTGTTTACTTTGTACCATTGGTGATTTCTTGAATATCTTTTCAAATAACCCCATTTAATCACTTCCTCTCATTCCTAATTAAAAACTTAATTTCGTTAAAGTATTTGCTCTTTACCGTTAATGCATCGATAATACTAACAAATCCATCGATATGGTCGGTGGCTTTCATCTTAACAGGTTTAAACTTTTGGTTATCGGTCTCATATTTCAAAGCTACATTTAATAGATGGCTTTTTAATAAGTTATTTTTACCAATATGTATTTTGCCATCTTTTAATTTACCTTCAAACTCTCTTATAATTGGTGCTAAATTCCAACCTTGGATTACATCATCCATACGGTAGCCCTTATTTGCCATATCATCAACTAAATACTGGCTTGAGTATCTATCATAGCCAATTCTACATGGCATAATTTTATAATCACGCTTTAGCATGTCATACCATGCCTTAACATCTTTGTAATCAACATAATTTTCGCCACTTAAAATAATATATCCTTGCTTTACATATATATCGTAAGGCACTTTATCAAGCTCAATTAAATCATTTAGTCTATTTCTAGGCATAAAGAATTGAGCGAAAATATATTCATCGCCATCTTTTTCAATATCAATACAAGCACATGTTAAATCAGTTGTTTGGGATAAGTCTATACCACCACAACCATAGCAACCTCTAAAGTCATTTAAGCTAAACTCTTTTTTACTAGATTTATCAACTAGCTCATATGTTAGCCATGCTTGGCTTGAGTTTTGTTTTAGGTTGCAATACTTGGTTATAAATTCAGCTTTTTTACTTAATGAGCCTTTAGCTATCCTGATCTCTTCCTGTAAATAGCTCTTTTTTACTGATATACCTAAATTTGGATTGCTCTTTTTTAGCTCCTCGATGCTATCCCATAGCTCTATATCATCAATAGTAAATAAAAAAGGTAATAATTGTGTTTCTTGCGAGCTACCATTTAAAAAGCTTGTACTTCTTACAAACAGCTCATCATAAATACTATCATTTACATATCCAGCCGTACTAATACCAATTAGCAATGGTTGAGTTCTTGCTCCAAACGCTGATTTAATAACCTCATACATTTTTAATCCACCTTGACCTTGCCATGAAGCTATTTCATCAGCAATTACACATTGAGGATTTAAGCCATCGCTCTTTTTTTCGCTAAAAGCTAACGGCTTAATAATAGTGTTTGTACTTTCAATATATATATCAGTTCTTCTCTTTTTGCAAAGCTCTAATAGCTCGCTTTCTTTGCTTACAGATTGATAAAAGTTATCAAATACAATGTTGGCTTGCTCTAGCTTTGGTGCTAAGCAATATAACTCAGCTCCATATTCTCTCTCAATAAATGCTTGATAGGCTAATATAGCACTAGCTAATAAGCTTTTACCATTTTTTCTAGCAACAACAATAAATACTTCTCTAAATTGTCTAATGCCATTTTCATTTACAATAGAAAATATGCAACTAATTAAAGCCTTTTGCCATAGCTCCAGCTCAAGCAAATCGCTTCTACCTTTTGAATGGTGTACAAAGTTTTCTATAAATTTGATGCATCGTTTTTCTTTTTTATCATCATAATACCATTTACCTTTTTCTACACCATCAACGATGATCTGGTATATAAGTATTATCCATTTGGATGCTACAATCTTGCCACTTTTAATTTTAGTGTAATACTGGTATATGTAAGATTTTTTAAAACCTTTATTCATTCATTAGCTCATCCAATTTACTTTTTTTCTTGCTTGGTGGCACCAGTTCGATTAACTGTTTTGTAATCATAGCTATGTTTTTAGTATATTGAATATGAGTTTTAATGTTTGGATTGTCTTTAACACCCCATTGTGTCTCACTATTCCTGTACTCAATAGTAGTGCCTTGCTCATCAATATTTTTTTCAATATCTTTAATTGATACATTTAACCAAGCTAATCTATCAATCAAAGTATTTACAATTTTTAGCTTATTTTCATCAATATCTTTAAATATTTCAAATAATCTCGATTTTTCTTTTTTTATTTCGTTTTCTTTGCT